CTATTGACCGTGCGCGTAAAGCTGAAGCAGATTTGGTTATTAACGGTGCTGCAAGTAAACATTTCTTGGAGGACATTACACGTTTGGTAGATGCGCATTTAGCATCTGAGGGTGCAGCATCTTCTGAAGAAGCATCTGAAAGTGAAGCATCTGAAAGTGAAGCATCTGAAGAAGTATCTGAATAGTTTACAAATATTTTATAAAGCCCCACCTTGGTGGGGCTTTTTTGATGGTGATTAAAATGACAACTGATGTACATTATATTGATATCGCTTCTAATGGAAATGATTTTGTAAAAAATGTGAAATCTAAAATACCTGTTAATACCATTGGTGATAATATTGAATCTTCTGGACGAAAAGTATTTTATGTAGATATTGGTGAATTATCTCCTGATATTACAAAAACCTATCTTGATGATATTATTCGTGAAATTAAATGTAAAAAATAACAATAACCCCATATATTTTTATCATATATGGGGTTTTTTAATATAAATAGCACCGTCTAAAATCATATTTAACGGGTTATAACAAATGACAAATGTATTATTACAGAATTTAAAGTTACCAGGTGTTGTATGTAGACTACCTAGTCAAGGATTATTATATAGTGAAGGAGTGTTAGCTTCCCATGTTACTAATGGTGAAGTAGAAGTTAAGGCAATGAGTGCGTTCGAAGAAATTTCCATGAGAAATATTTCAGATATTATTAATGGTAATGCAGTATCAAATGTATTTAAAAGATGTATCCCCGATATTTTAAAACCAGAAGAATTATTTAGTAAAGATGTTGATTTATTATTGGTAGTTCTTAGACAGGTTACATATGGTTCCAATATAACCATTTCCCATAATCACCAATGTAAGGGTGATAAATCTATTACACACAAATATGATGTTGATTTATCTGGTTTAATTAAAACAACAAAATATATTGACCCTACCATTATTACAGAATCCTATACTGTTCCTATGGATAATGGTCAGATTGTTATGTTACACCCTATTAAATTTAAAGATTATTTAGAATTGATGCAGAGTGCTAGAGATTATGATTCAATGACTAGTACAGAGATGCAAGAAAAATTGTTAGTGGCTACTGTTAATGTTATTAAATCTGTTGATGGTATTACTGATTATGACAGTATTTTAGAATGGACTAAAGAGATTCCTGCACCGTGGTTTACTAAAATATCAAAAGCATTAAATCTTAGTAATGATTGGGGATTTGAAAATTCTACTAATGTGGTATGTAAAGATTGTAAGAAACCGGTACAATTAGAGTTACCATTGAACCCTCTCACTTTTTTTTTGGAATCTTGAGTAGCAAAGATAAACGTGCTATAAATGAATATGTTAATAGATTATCTGTGGAAACTAGCCAAATGTTAGAAGAGATAGTAGAATTGACATATTATATGAGGGGTAGTATACAATACAATGATTTATTACATTTATCTATCCCTGAGAAACGTGCAATTAGTGATTTCATTTCTAATAAGTTAGAACATGAATTAAAGAAACCAAGTTATGCAATATATTAAATAATATGTTACAATAACATTTTACCTACTTATAACATTATGGCAAAAATTACAGATTTTTATAAAATTGCTTCACCGTCCCAACCGGTAGTAACGGTCACCGACAATCAATCATTAGATAATAGTTATGGTGCTATTAGTAATACATCATATCATAGGGTTATTCAAGGTGGTGCATCACGATTGGCACGATATAATGAATATAATGCTATGGATAATGATGTAGAGGTTGCTAGAGCATTAGATATTACTGCTGAAGAAATGACAGGTAAGAATACTAAAACTAATTTACCGTTAGATTTAGAAATGATTAAAGAAGAATCACAGGAAGTTGATGATACTTTAGTTACAACATTAAATGCTGCTATGCGTAGATGGTGTGATTTGCATGGTTTTAATGATAATAGATTATTTAAATTATCAAGAAATCTTGCAAAATATGGAGACTGTTTCTTTAGAAAGAAATCACCTTATAAACGATGGGAATGGATACCGGCTGCTGATGTTATGGGTGCGGTGGTAGATGCCCATGATGTTACTAATGTGGTTGCCTATCAAGTAAGAATTAATACTAAAGAGCCTACTAATTCATCAGGATTTGCAAGTAATAATTATAAAGCAGTTAATGAGATTAAAACTGAAATTGTGCCAGCATCTGAAATGGTTGTATTTTCTATCAATGATGATATGTCTGATAGTGCTCCATTTGGTGATTCGGTTTTAAGAACTGTTTATAAAACACATAAACAAAAAGAATTATTAGAAGATGCTATTATCATTTATAGAATTCAACGGGCACCTGAACGTAGGGTATTCTATATTGATGTTGGTAAGATGCCACCTAATAGGGTTAAAGCATATTTGGAAACTGTTAAAAATGAAATGAGACAGAAAAAAATTCCATCTATGAATAACAATGGTCAAGCTAGTGTAGATAGTGTTTATAATCCACAATCACAATTAGAAGATATATATCTTGCTCAACGTTGTATTGCATTAGATACACCGATTAATATAGTGGGTATTGGTCCATTACCATTAATTGAGATTATTAAAAGGCATAATAGAGGGTTAACACATCAAGTATATACTGTGAATCAAGATACTGGTATATACAGTATTGGTAACGTATCATGGGCTGGTATTACTAGACATGAAACTACTATTATTAAATTAAATTTCAATAATGGTGATTATTTAGAATGTACACCTGACCATAAATTATTATTAAATGATTTTACTGAAGTTGAGGCTCAACGATTAGCATTAGGTGCTAGTTTATGTACTCAAGGACAATATGAAATATTATTAGAGAGTATTGAATGGTTAGATGAATTAGTGGATACTGGATGTATTACTGTTGATACTATTGATAATAATCATAACTTTAATATTGGTGCAGGAATTTATATTAAGAATTCTGATGGTGCTGGTTCTAAAGTAGATGTTCTGCAAAGTGGTTGTTTATCATTAGATACTAAGATTGATTTATTATCTGGACATTCAAAAACATTATCAGAAATGATTGATGATTTTGAAAATGGTATTGAAAATTGGGTAATTAGTTGTAATCCTAATAATGGTTCTATTACTGCAGGTATTGTATCATGGGCCGGTATTACACAAAAAGATGCTGGTGTTGTAGAATTATTACTTAGTAATGATGAAAAGATTATTTGTACACCTGACCATAAATTTCCTGTATATGATAAAGGTTTTGTTCCAGCATGTGAATTAACTAGTGATGATGTTATCATGGCTAATGATATTCATATTGTTGAGGATAATATTCAATTATATGATAATAAATTGAAAAAATATATTAATATTATTGACCTTTATAAACATTATGATATTGATGAAAATTATTTTAAAGGTCCTACTCAATATGATAATATTGATAATGCTAGTGACTATGTTAAAGGATTAGTAGTTAAAGAATATACCGTATTAGATACTACGATGGATGTTGGTACATTAACCATTGACCAAGATGAAAAATATCATAATTATCATACATTTGGATTATCATGTGGAATTTTTACAAAAAATTCTCAATTAGGTGAGCAGAGTGATTTAGATTATTTTGCTGATAAAGTATTACGAGGGTTACGTGTACCCTTATCATATATGAAGCCTGGAGATAAAAATACCATATTTAATGATGGTAAAATGGGTAGTGCATTTGTTGAAGAAATACAATTTGCGAAATATGTTGAACGTTTACAAATATATGTTGAAGATACATTAGATAAAGAATTTAAAAAATTCTTATTCCATTGTAATATTAATATTGACCCATCCTTGTATAAAATTAGATTACCTAAACCATCTAGTTATAAACAATATCAACAAGCTGAGATTGATAATACTTTATTGAGTATGGTAGGTACTGCAGATGGTTTACCATCATTATCTAAACGATTTGTTTTACAAAGATATTTGCAATTATCCGAAGCAGATATGTTATTGAATGAGCAATTGTTAAAAGAAGAACGTGGATTATCTATCAATGCTGATAAAACGCTACAAACCCTATACGGTCAACCCGGAGACGGTGGTATGATGGGTGGTGGTATGGGTATGGGAGCTGACATGGGAATGGGCGGCATGGGTGGAGATATGAGTGGGATGGGTGGTGATATGAGTGCCACTGGTGCAGAAGGTGGAATGGGTGCTGGACCGGCTCCCGGTGGTGCGCCTCCTGCGGGTGGAACTCCTCCGCCAATACAATAAAGAAAAAGCCCTGCTACGCAGGGCTTTTTTGAATAAATAATATTTTTTAGGATTATTATGATAGAACTTAATACTGAGACTGATGGTGGATTATATATCGGTGATTATGATAATAAACAAATGATTATTGCACCATATTATGAAACATTAATGAATTATGATGATTCTGTTGCATATTGTTTATCATTAGGGGCATTATGGAAGATTCCTACTAAAGATGAATTAAATTTTATGTATATTAATAAATATTTAACTGTTCCTACCGATAAGTATAATTTTATGGATGAATATTATTATACATCTAGTGATTGTAATGAAGAATCAGTATGGGTACAGAATTTTTATAATGGGTATATTACTAATTATACCAAAGAAATGCTTTTATACTGTAGACCAATCAAACTATTAGGATAACCATGTTAAACATCTATAATTATCATACACATCCAGAAAAATTAATAAAGGCAACCCATATTATAGAACAAGATGGTGGATTATATGTTGGTAATTTTTATGGTGATGGTATCATTCTTTCTAAAAAATCTATGGAGCGCAGTAGATTATCATGGGATGATGCAAAAGAATATTGTGATAGTTTAGGAGATATGTGGCAAATGGCACCGGTTAGGGTAATGAATTTTATTCTTGAACACCAGTCAGAATTTGTACATTATGAAGATTATATTATGGATGCTGATGTATATTGGACTGGTACTGAAAGTGCAGATTATGCAAATGTTATTACCCTTGATGGGCATAAACAACTTACGGTTAAAACCCATAAATGGGCTGTTAGACCAGTTAAAGTATTGTAGAGAATATATATGAAATATCAATGCAATAAATGTAATAGAATTATAGATATTAAGAAGAATCCTAAACAATTAGATATTTTCAATCGTTGTATTATTACTGAAAATTGTCGTGGAGAAATGTTTGTTGTTAAGAATATTATTGGTAAAGTAGATACTGCATATCATGATGAATGGACACAAAAGAAACAATTATTTAATTATGACCAGAAAGTATTACAGCATACATGGACTATTAAACATAATTTAAATGATTTTGTATCTATTGTAGTATATACCTATGATAAGAATAATAAATTAGTAAAATCATTAGAGAATACTGCTGATGGCTATTCCATTATATATTCTGATAAATCTACTATAAAAATAAAATTTCCAACAGAGATTACGGGTAAGGTTCAATGTATTGTAACTAATCATACCGCAGACCGTAATAAAACCATTGTTTCTAATAGTTATTCTAAAGTATCGGTTGGTAATGTATTAACGGTTGCCATTCATTCGCATTTTCATGATGATAACCCTACCTTACCACCTATAAAAATAATGAGTGGTATTTCTGAAAATGATTTTAATTATAGATTAGGATTAGATACTACATCAGCATGGAGAAATGTTGGGACGGTATATATCTATGGAAACAATTTCCATATCTATTCAATAACTATAAAAACTACCATTATTGATAGTTTATATAGTTTAAACACTATTGTTGATTCTGCTAATGTTAATGAGATTTTATCCTATATTTTATTATCTAATAGTGCTGACCCAGTAGATAGGATATATAATAAGATTATTCATATTAATGATTTGGCTTATGGTAATAATATGGTGAAGAATAATGAATTATTATGTTCACCAAGTATTATTAAAGAATGTTATCCTACTATTATTTCGCAACATCAATCAACCCCATAAGTTTATTACCCTTTACTTTAGCCTCTTGAATTTGTTTATCATTTGGTAATTTTCTTTGAACATCATCTAACTCACCAGATTTGGGTTCTTTAATTAACATAGCATTATTATCCCAAATCATAGGTACAACTTTACCAACCCCATCAGAATCACGGGTTTTCTTTAATAAAAAATTAAACATACCTTGGGCTTTCATTTCATCAGTAGCGATAGCATAAATCATTAAATCACAAATATTGGATTTATATTTACCACCAGATAAATGAGAATGATTCAATGTTTTAGCTTCTTCCGCATCTTTGGTCTGTTGAGCAGCCGTAACAATAGGGATATCATGTCTAACACCAATTTCCCGTAATTCACCAGCAATAGCCTTATCTCTTGCTGAAATGTCGGATTCTGGGATACTTTTATTATTAGGGGACATGATATCCATATAATCCACCATAATACAATCAAATATTCTACCCAATTTTAATTCAGATTCTTTCAAGAACGCTTCAATTTCATTACAGCATGCCCCATTGGGTAATTTTACTAAAACAATATCCCCACGAGATTGTCGTGCCATTTTAATTTTACAAATAGCTTCATCTGCTTGTGCCTTTATATGTCTAGGATTGATATGGGTAACATTAGCGGCTAACCGTTTATAAATTCTATCTTCATCTAACTCTAAACTGATAATTAAAGAACTTTTACCCATGATAGATAAATTATTAGCTAGATTATATAAAGATAATGATTTACCAACACCTGATGATGCAGAAAAAATGGTTAATGATTTTTTCATTAATCCACCACCAATAGCATAATCTAATGATGGCCATCCTGTAGAGACTGGTTCATCTTCAATAATTCTTTGTAGCATTTCTTCAGCTTCATCAAAAAATGATACACCTAATCGTTTAGCAATACCTATTTCATAAGCATCTTTAATTATTTCCATAATATCAGAACTATTACTAGTTTCATCTTGTAATAATGTAGATGCTTTCATAATAGCTAACTTCATACCTTCATATTTACAAAAATTTTGAAATGTATCAGTAACATATTCAATAGCATCTTTAGTAATATCCTCTACTAATTCGAATTCTTTATTAACCTCACCTTTTATCATAGCTGGTGTTGGTAAACTATGATAGGTTTCATAATATTTTTTAATGAACTTAACACTATTTCTGTAATCAGGGTCGAAGTACACATGTTTCACAATATCATTGACGATAATAAAAATATCTGGTGAAGATATCATATATTCAATTAATAAGTGTTGTGTATCCGAAGATAGGTAATTGTTCATGTAAAATCCTATTTAAATATTTTTGCTAATTTTTGAGATAATTCGTGATTATTAATTTTTTCTCTATTCACTTGATTTATTAATTTGTGATTCTCATATTTTTCTTTCTTTAATTTTCTATCATAATCTTTAACCATAGCTTGTAATTTTACAACATATGCTTTTAATTTTTTATTATCATTATCTAAATTCTTATTATCATTTTTTAATTTCTCTATAGTGTCCATACTTCCTCCAATAAAAGAATATGCCTAACTATAGGTTAGGCATATGATACAACAGTTAATTGAACTATACAACAATTATTCAGAAAAACTTTTACTAAATTCTTCTAATAACTTTTTTTGTTCATCATTTAAGTTCTTTGGGATATCACAATTGATGATACATTTTAAATCACCTACTAATGTAGAACCATGATGTGGCATACCTTTTCCTTTAATTCTCATTACCGAACCAATATCAGTACCTTCAGAAATCTTCATGGTTATTTCACCATCTAATGTTTCTATATTTACTGTACCGCCATTACATAGTGTAGTAAATGGTACCGTTATATGACGAATCAAATCATGCCCATGTCTATTAAAGATATGATGGTCTTCAATGTTAATGATTATATATAAATTTCCAATTTTACCATTATGGTAATTTCCTTTATGGTTTAACTGTAGACGATTGCCAGATAAAATGCCTCGTGGGATATTAATATCAATTTCTACCCGTCCGGAAACATATCCATCTCCACCACAATCCCCACACGGATTAGTATTTTGTTTACCTTTACCATTGCATGCATGGCAATTATGCTGTACTGAAAATGGACCATTCTGGGTCATAACAATACCAGAACCTCTACATACCGAACAAGTAACTATGGAGGATGTATCATTAGAACCCTTACCATTACATGTACCACATTTAACTGTTTTATTATATTTGATGGTTCTTTGTGCCCCATTATATGCTTCTTCTAATGGTATAGTTAATTGATATGATAAATCTATTTGAATCTCTGGGTGTTGATTACGTCTAAACATATCCCCAAACATATCATGGAATCCAAAACCTCCACCATTATTAAACCCTTGGAATCCTTGAAACCCTTGCCCACGGTTATCGTAATTTGACCGTTTGGTAGGGTCTGATAATGTATCATATGCTGTTGAAATACTTTTAAATTTTTCTTCAGCATTACTGTCACCCTTATTACGGTCAGGATGATATTTCATTGCTAATTTTTTATATGCTTTCTTAATTTCATCTTGTGAAGCATCTGATGATACTCCTAATACTTTATATAAATCTTCTTCCATTATTATAATCCTGTTGACAATAAACGAATTAATCTATATTATAAAAGAATGATGCATCCGCGTCAACCATTTTGCGATTTTAGGAGAAATAATGAAAGTTTTCAGTGACCAAAAATTTATAGACCCACCATTAGAGCGTACTACCGTGATATCATCAGGAGATGGTTTCCCTAGAAATGCTGTTGCACCATGTCTTTTTTATCATACTGATATGAAAAGAGTTTTTTTAAATATTGGTGAAGAAGATTGGCGCATTATTCCATATGGTACTTATGATATGTTACAAGCATACCAATCTACACCTAATATTAAATTATTAGAAGGTAAAAAAATACCATTTGACGTTGGTGGAACCTATTTAATTGATTCTAATAATAAGGCTGACCAGAAATATGCTATGCCACCCTGTTCATTAGCTAATGGTATTACTTATCATATTAAAAATGTGGGAACCCTTCCTATTACATTAGTTACGGAAAACGATGATACTATTGAAAAGAAAAGTTCAATTATCATCCATCCTAACCAATGTACAACTTTCCAATCATTTGAAGAAAATTGGTATATTTTAAATACTTATACAGTTAACCAATTATAATAGTAAAAATTATTGGACAATCTGAAATATTAAAGTATAATAAACCCCATGCCGATTCTCGGCATGGGGTTTATTACAATTAATAGGATTATAAAAATGTACGAAAAAAAATTGAAAGTGATGGTAGAGTTACAAGACAAATTTAATAAAATCGTTCATCCAGAATGGTATTTGCAAGATTATAATTATACTAGAGCTGTATGGGTAGAATCGGCAGAATTGATGGACCATTTAGGATATAAATGGTGGAAACATCAAAAACCAGATATGAATCAAGTACATATGGAATTAGTAGATATTATTCATTTTGGTATTAGTCAGATTATTAAAGATAATGTTGATATGCCTAGTAATTATGCATATGATTTATTAAATACTGCCGTTAAAGATATTGAAGATATGTTTAAAGAGGATGATACATATTATCAAGACGATGCTAAACCATTAGTAGATATGTTAGCTAGTGAAGCAGCAGCAGGCGAATTTAATGAATATATTTTCTTTCAATTGTGTTATACGTTGAATTTACCATTTGATACACTATACAAAAAATATATTGGTAAGAATAGTTTAAATGCCTTCAGACAGATGAAAGGTTATAAAGATGGTACCTATATTAAAGTATGGGATGGATTGGAAGATAATGAAGTATTAACAGCTATTTTAGACCATTTGCCTATTGATGAACATCTATATGATAATGTTCTTAATAGATTAGATATTGAATATGCTAAAGTATCAGGGGCACCACACAATGATATCATCTGAACAAGCTGCCATATATGATGAACCGACAGAACGTACTGAAAATTTATTAAAATACATTATAGAACCAGCTATTAAAAAAGCTGCTATGAATGGTAAGCGTTCGGTAAAATTATTAATGTTTGATACGTTTATTAATCTAACATTTATAGAACAAATATTTTGTACTGATAAAACATTGATAGCTAAGTATCTACATGTTTTTGATTATTGTTATCGTAAAGAATTAATGTTCTTTGCTAATAATAAATCCATCATCCAACATAGATTATCCACTATTTTATCATCATTAGGATATCACGTATTATTTAATGATGTTCAGAATGATAAAATATGCGAAGGATTTTCTATAGTTATTACATGGTAAGAATGATATCCAATCCCACCCGCAGGGTGGGATTGGTTTAGGATAATAAAATGTTTCATAATGTCGAATTATTAGTATTTTTCTTTATATTAGTATATGTTATAGCATCATTTATAAGATGGTTATTAAAATTATTTGGATATGGTTACCCATGTTACATTAATATTACCTATACTAAATATGGTATAACAGAGTGCAAACGTTTTTATATTGCTGATGATGAACATTTATTTGAAGTTTTACAACAATTATATGGTAAAAATGATGGTTAAATTAGAAAAAATTGGTGGTATTCTTATAAAATTAGATGATTTATTATATTTTGACGAAAATGATAGACCATCTAAGAAATTATCTAAAGATGGATACGATAATTTAAACAGGATGTTTGGGAGCATCTGCGAAGGTTATGGATTCTATCAAGATACTCCCGGATTCTGTACATATTTAAAACTTGATAATTTTGATGAAGCATGTGATAATATTATAAACACTATAAAACAAACTAAAGAATTTAAACATAATGTATTAACTATCGAAAAGATATATTTTACACAAGTGCAATCATATGAAATTACCCGATATTGATATTGACGTTACATCACATTTTAACCCTAAGAATTTTTTCAAATGTGTTAATGCTTCTATCATTAATAATAATCAAATAAAGAAACATAATGTTGGGGTATATTTACAGAATATACCTATAGACCCAATTACAAAATTAGCAGCTATTCCTTATAATGAAGCAGGCAAATATAATTATTTTAAAATAGACATGTTGCATTTGACGGTATTAGATATATTTGATAATAAGCAACAGATGAGAGATTTATTAAAGATTGAACCAGATTGGTCGATACTAAAGTATCATGATGTTGTTGAAAAATTATTCCAATTGTCTAAACATTATGAAGTTATAGATAGAATACAACCTAAATCTATATTAGAGATAGCTGACTGTATGGCTATTATTAGACCAGGTAAAAGAAAATATTTAGATAAATATTGCCAAGATAGAAATAAAGTAAGACAGTTTTTATATATGAAAGAGAGTGATACGGATTTTAAGAAATCTCATGCGATAGCCTATGCACATATTGTTGTTTTACAATTACATTTGATAAAGGATGGTAAATTGTGAATGATAATAAAGACATAAAATATAAACAATGGAAACTGGTTGGTGATAAGATAACTGACACTATATGCCCACACAGCGAAAAAGTAATCCCTGATTGTAAACCAGGATTAGATATACCTACTGATAATCGTGAATATGATGTACGATGCTATGATTGTAAAGATACTAAATAATATTTCTACCATTTAACAATTAATATTATATGAAAGCATATCACGGTACCCCTAAAAAATTTGAAAAATTTGATATTACCAAAACTGGATATAATTCTACTATATTTGGTAAAGAACTTATAAAAAGACATGGGATATTCTTCACACCCGATATTCATATTGCTAAAGGCTATGCTGGTGATACTGGATATATTATTGAAGCTGATTTAACTATGAATCATCCTTTTAATATGGCTAATGGAATATCAGAAAAAATGGAAGATGATTTCCATAATAATGGAGGCTCTTTACGGTGGCTTTATAACCATCAACAGCCTTGGGAAAAATTTGATGATGTTGATGGTAAATTATTCATTGACATTTTAACAAAGGCTGGTTATGATTCCGCAATCATTTCAGAAGATTCTCCACATAATAATATGAATCATCTTTCATACATAGTGTTTAATCCTAATCAAATACATATTAACAATATACAGGAATCTAAAATGATTACAGAGTCAGAAGAACATCAATTACACACCATTACATTATCTGATTATCAAAAGCAAGTGTTAGCCAAAGCTGTTATGGCGGGGGCTATTGATAGTCCATCAAAAGTAGCATTAGGTGATGAAAAATTAACTACCGCTAGAGATATGTTAGATGAGTTAGATATCATTGATTATTCTCATCAAGATGATACAATTAAAATCAATGATGAAAAATTAGAATTTTTAAAACAAGAAGGAATTATTGATGATTCCCAACAATTAACACAAGAGATGCAAGAATTATTAAATCCTAATGGGAACAATGCAACAATGGCTACCGAAAGTTTTATTAAATTTTTGGAATTCGAACAATGTCCGGACTAAAAGACCATCATATTGCACAATTAGCTACTGTTGTAACTAATGATATTAGAAAATCCTATCCTATGATACCTATACCAATGTCATTGAGAATGGTAGTTTCCGAAGCAATAGTAAGATATTTAACATCACAAGATTTAAAAATTGACAGAATCGAAAAATAAGATATAATATAAAGCATTCCCACTTCGTGGGAATGATACTATAAATTAATTAACGAGAATTGAAAATGTCAAAAAAAATTGGTGTATTCATTGGAAGATGTCAACCTTTTCATAATGGTCATAGAGCTATTATTAAACAGATGACAGAAGAATGTGATAAAAGTTTAGTATTATTAGGTTCTGTTAATAAATGCAGAACCATTAAAAATCCTTATACGTATCATGAACGTAAAGATAAGATATTATCCGAATTTTCAGATGTGACTATCTATCCATTAAATGATTATCTATATAGAGATGATTTGTGGCTAAAAGAAGTTCATAATATATTGGATGAATATCCTACCAATGCTATTAGACTCTATGCACATATGAAACCAGATAACCAATATTTGGAATGGTTTGCTGAGTATAAGTATGTTGAAGTATTATCCGGTTCTAATGATAATGGTACCAAAATTAGAGAATCATTATTCTTACAAGGATTGATGCCTAAAGAGGTACAAGAAGAATGGGATTATTATCAGAATGAAAAGAAACTGTTTGAATCCTATCCGTTTAAGGATACCCTACAGTTTAATTGTGCTGATGCTTTAGTTTATAATGATTATATTGATAGCATTCTACTAATTAAAAGAAAACATGCACCTGGTAAAGATACATGGGCATTACCTGGAGGTTTCAAGAATAATAATGAAACCTTTTATGAATGTGCTGTTAGAGAGTTATTAGAAGAAACTGGATTAAAAGTTAAGAATGTTATAGGTGTTGATTATGTTGAAGATAAAATATTTGATTCACCATTAAGAAATGTTGGTGGGATTCTCAGAAATACAAATTGTGTCATGTTTGAAACATATATTAATTTTGAAAATGATGTTAAATTAAAACCTGCTGATGATGCAGCAGAATTAAAATGGTTTAGAGTAGATGATATAATGAATAATATTAATATGTTCCATGACCATAGAGATATCATATCAGAAATGATGGGTAGACATCCAAAATATGCAGTACATAATCCAAAATATTTATAGGGAAATAAAATGAAAACAAATTTAATCTTAAATGCGGACAGTTATAAAGCTAGTCACTATAAAATGTATCCAGAAAATACTACTGGGCAATATGCTTATATTGAAGCAAGAGTTAAAAACGAAACGATTATTCCATTTGGGTTACAAATGGCTATTAAAAAATATCTATTAACGCCTATTACGTTAGATGATATTGAAGAGGCAGAAGAATTATTAGCATTACACGGTTTGCCTTTTAACCGTGAAGGATGGTTAAAGATTGTTAATGAGTATGAAGGATTATTACCTATTACTATTAAAGGTGTATTAGAAGGTACACCTACACCATCATCAACACCTGTTGTTACTATTGAATGTGAAGATGATGATTTATTCTGGTTACCATCATATATTGAAACATGGTTACAACGAGCCATTTGGTATCCTTCTACTATTGCTTCTAATGATTATAAGAATTATAAGATTTTAAAAGATTCTTATGATAGAACATCTGATAATGTTGGGAATATCAATTATGCCTTGCACGATTTTAGTGTAAGGGGTGTTACCTCAGGAGAATCTGCAGAAATTGGTGGATTAGCACACTTATTATATTTTAAAGGTACAGACAATTTACCAGCCATTAGAGCCGCGAAAGAATATTATGGTATACCTATGGCAGGGTTTTCAATTCCGGCGACTGAACATAGTGTACAGTGCGCATATGGGGATACTAACCAATTAGATTATTTAAAAAATGTTATTGATAGTTGTGATGCTGGTGGTATAGTTTCTATCGTATTAGATGGTTATGATATTTTTAGAGATACTGAATTATTGTGTAAAGAGTTAAAAGACCATATTATTGAATCGAGGGTTAAGGTAGTAGTACGATTAGATAGTGGTGATGCTTATGAAGTAGCTCCTAAAGTTATTAATATTATTGAATCTTACTTCGGTTATACCGTAAATTCTAAAGGATTTAAAGTATTAAATAATGTTTCATTAATACAAGGTGATGGAATTGATACTGAAATTATGTCTGGATTATGTGCAATGGTTGAACGTCGTGGATATTCTGCAGAAACATTAGTATATGGGTCTGGTGGTGGATTGATGCAAAAAGTTAATAGAGATACTTATTCATTTGCCCAAAAAACATCTGCCATGAAAATTAATGGTGAATGGGTAGATACTGTAAAAAATCCTATTACATCAACAGCTAAAAAATCTAAAGGTGGGCGGTTCGATGATTTAAACCTTGTTACATATTATCAGAATGGCAAATTATTGATAAATGATGATTTAAATATCATTAGAGGAAGATTGTTTAGTTAAAATGTTGTGAGAGCATCCTCAGCTCCGCTGAGGATGCATTATTTTTTAACATATTCGCACGATAGGAAATGATGTGAATATTATCTAACTGATAACCAATGGTATTATCAATCCTATCAATAGAATAGGAATTATCTTGTACCTTACCACGGTTAAAAACCATTGGAATACCTAAAATAGGACAGGTTAATGGATATTCTAAATGGTACATATCAGTTACCGAAAGATTAAATTCTATATTACGTTTTTTAGCTGATGCTTTTAAACGGTTATATAGAATCTTAACATCTGGAAGATTCATTATCCTAAAAGTAAGGATTTATTATCTTCAGTAACAATACTAATAGTTGCACTTTCATATAGTGGATTATTAGTAGATTTTAACGATAATAAATGCGCTTGCGCCTCCATTTCGGAAAAATGTTTAGATATTATTGAACCATTGATTTGAATGGCATATTGTTGGGTTTGGTGTAGAATCATAATTAATCCTTGTGATATTAGTGTTATTATGGTACCATATGAAGAATTTTCAATTATTTAGGGAAAAAATTTATGCACGTTAATTATTTTATAACGGATAAAATTAGAATTAAAGATATTGTATACTGTATTAATCATCAAAAAATATTATATTATGTAGCATTTCAGAATCCTAGGAATTTGCATAAGTCTATGAATAAGATGAAGCAACAGTTGCGAAAATTGTATTCTTATGATGATATTACTAATCATATGAATAGAGTACAAATTATTGATATGTATGAGAAACATGGTAGTCAGTCTAAGAAAAAGGTTGATTATGTACCAATCAGAAATTATATCAATGATTATATGTCGATGGTTAAGGAGATGTTTTAAATGTGTGAGTTGACTATTGAACAATATAATGAAATGTTTGATGAAGAATTAGTGCCTAATCATCATGATATATTAAAAGATTTGCATATACATGATTATACTGTTAAGCATGTTGATAGAGTTAGGCAGAATAATTATAAACCATGTGTTATATGGTTAACAGGATTATCTGGTTCTGGTAAGAGTACATTAGCTAATTATTTGGATGAATTCCTATATGAAAATAAGGTTTCTACTTATATATTAGATGGTGATAGTGTTAGAACTGGGTTATGCAAGGATTTAACATTTTCTGATGCAGATAGAAAAGAAAATATTAGAAGAATTGCAGAAGTATCTAAATTAATGTTAGATGCTGGTATTGTGGTGATTGTGTCATTAATATCACCATTTTCTGATGATAGGGAATCTGCAAGAGCTATCATTGGTGAGAAATTTAATGAAATTTATATTGATTGTTCATTAAATGTGTGTGAAAATAGGGACCCTAAAGGATTGTATAAAAAAGCTAGAAATGGTTCTATAAAATTCTTTACGGGTATTGATTCTGGATATGATGTCCCTACACATCCAGAATGTGTTATAGATACAGTATCTTTAACAATTACTGAGAGTGGTAATAAATTAATTGATTATGTATCAAAAAAAATCTTGACATCGTAGTAAAAGTCTTTATAATGTTTGACTTGTCCTGATGAATAAATCAGTTTTTGTATAGTTAGTATAAATATACAAACGGTGTTCTATCAACCGTTAGGTAATGTTACCAGATAGTGAATTAATTAATGATTATATTTAATAATAGGACAATTTAAAATGGCTAATAATACTGCTAAACGTACTTTTGATTTATCAATTTTACAACAAAAATTGAATGTAAAGCCAATTTCAAGAAATAATGCATCTCGTTATCCCTTCTGGAATATGAAGATTGATGAGAATGCAGTTGTAAGATTTTTACCTGACAAGAATGAAGAAAATCCATGGTTTTTATTAGAATATCATTCGCATGAGTTGATGATTGATGGTAAAAAACGTTCAATACCATGTTTAAAACAATATGGTGAGAATGATTGCCCAATGTGCAAGCGTTCACAGGAATTCTTCACTAAAGAAGGTAAAGAATCAGTTCGTGGTAAACAGTTGTATCGTAAACGTTCATGGTTAGGACAAGTATTGGTTGTAAAAGACCCATTACCTATTGACCTTGAAACTGGTGCAAATAATGATGGGTTGTATAGACATGTATCATTAGGTGCTCAGATTTATGATTCTTTAGTAGAAGCTATTAAAGAGGGTGATGTTGAAAATGCACCACAGGCTTATGAAGATGGTACTAACTTTATTATCAGAAAAACTAAATCTGCTAGTAAAGGTAAAGAATTTGCTGAATATTCAAGAAGTAAATTTGAAAAACATCCTTCATCGTTATCACCTGAAGAGATTGATTATATTGAAGAAAATATCGTAGACTTGGAAGATTTGAGACCATCTAAACCTGAAAAGAGTTATTTAGTTCAACAAATTGCTGCATTTTTACGTGAAGATTTTGATGATGAAGATGAATATGAAGCACCTGTTCAACGGGTGTCATCCTTTAAAGAAACTGTTTCAAAAGCAGATTCTAAACCGGCAGCATTATTTTCAGATGATGAAGATGAATATGAAGCTCCTGCACCTGTAGTAAAAGCTAAAAAAGCAGTATATGTCCCACCAGAATCAAATGAGGATGACGAGGATGAAGATGCTATGTCAATGTTAAACCGTTTACGTGGTAAATCATCAAGACCAGAATAATCTGATTCTATAAAAGCATCTTAACCATTAATATGATGGTTAAGATGCTGTTTAATTTTTATTTAAAGTGAGACAAATATTATGCAATTTATGAAGACTTTACACAAATCAATGAATAAAATGGATGGTGTCACAACAGATGATTCACCACCTAGATATTGGTTTGGTAGTGGAAATGTAACCATCAATAGAATCATTGGTGGTAGTTTTAAACAATTTTTACCGCAAGGTAGAATTACCGCATTTGCTGGTGCATCAGGAGCGGGTAAATCATTTTTATTAGCTAATGTATTAAAACAGGCACAATCTGAAGGTGCTATGATTTTTGTATTAGATTCTGAAAATGCATTTGACCGAGATTTTGCCGGTGCTATTGGCATCGATACATCATCAGAGCATTATCATTGTGTGAGGGTTACTACCATTGATAATGTTACTAAAATCATTTCTACCTTTATTAAAGGGTATAAAGAAGATTATGGTGAGGATTTAGAAAATGCTCCGAAAGTCGTTATTGCTATTGATAGTGCAGATATGTTGATGACGAATTCTGAGCATGATAAATTTAAAAAAGGTGATGGTAATGCTGACCAAGGCCAACAGGCTAAACAATTGAAAAGCATGTTAAAACCTTTTGTGAATACCATTTCTAATCTAAATATTAGTATTATTTTCACAAAACAAGTATACCCTGCTAATCAAGAACAGATTATGGCTGGTAATGGTAAATGGGTTGTTACTGAATCTATCAAATATTGTGCTTCTCAAATCGTATTGATTTCAAAATTAAAATTGAAAGATAAAGATGCCATTACTGGTATCCGTATGAAGGTTGAAGGATATAAAACTAGATTTACTAAACCATTCCAAACGGTTACAGTAGAAGTCCCTTATGATGAAGGAATGTCACAATATAGTGGACTTTTGGATGCTGCCATTGGTTTAGGTGTTGTTAGGGGTGGTACATGGAATTATTATGGCGACCCTGAAGTAAAATTCCAATCTGGTAAATTTGATGACCATGCAGAAGCTATTCTTAAATTATGTGAAGAAAAGTCTAATGTATTTTTCAAAATATCTGAAGAGCTGGATGATTTGGAAGTTATAGAATAGTAATAAAAGCCCTCCCGTAGGGAGGGCTTTTTATAATGAGAGATGATTATGGCAAATATTATAGATATATTAAAGAAAGATTTGACAGTATTAGATAAAGTAATCGAATTATATCAACAAGATTTAGCAGAAGCTGATGATATTATAAAATTAAAGGGTAAGCAGATAGATTTTGCAAATGTTGAACATTCAGGATGGGCTAATTATTATCATCAAAAGGGGGTGGAGGTTAAGAATATTAAAGATTATGTTGATATGAGATTAGAAGAAGTATATGGGCAATTATGGATAAAATATGTTGAACATTATGATAGACAGTTAGGACCTAAAGATATTGAGAAATATATTAAACAGAATCAAACCTATTTGGATATGTTCGAACAGCATTTAAAGATTACTGAATTATGGGGACAATTTGAAAGAGTTAGGGAATCATTTAAAACTAGGGGTTATAATTTAAATAATCTTACTAAGTTAGTAACTGCTAATGTACAAGAATGGGAAATGACATAATTGTCATTATTATGGAAATCTTTTTAAAACAATAATATGAAAAACGAAATTACAGTTAGAATCTTTGATGAAGTTAAATGCGCCTTTTATGGGGTAGATAGAGATGATATGGATGAATTAGTAGACCAATATGGGATATTCATGGAAGGTTATAAATTTGTTGCTACCTATCAAATTGGTAAATGGGATGGTAAAAAACAATTCTTTACTAAGAATGGTGCAACATATTTATTTTTAGTTTCTAAAATTGTAAAGACCCTTAAAAAATGGGGATATAAGAAATTTAAATATATCGATGAGAGAAAATCACCATTTCATGAGATATGCCCATCTACTATTGATGATAGTTACTTTTCTCATATTATTAATACTAAACGTAATGAACCATATAAACTCACAGACCATCAATTAGAGGCTGCTAAGACGATGGTAGAGCATGGTGGTGGTATTGCATTGGCTGGTACTGGATTTGGCAAAGCACAGCCCCTTTACTGCAAGATTTTGACACCTGATGGATGGACTACTATGGGTGATATTCAGAAAGGTGATTTAGTGTTCACACCTAAGAATACCATTACTAGAGTAGTAGATACTTTTGACCAAGGTGTTACAAAAGTATATAAAGTATCATTTGAAGATGGTAGTGAAACTTTTTGTCATCCGGACCATATATGGAAGATTTATAATTGTAGATGGTACGCTGATAATAAAGACCCATATTCTTTATATACTACTAAACAGATTATTGAGAATATGAAGAATACTAAAAATAGTTTCTTTGTACCCTCTATTCCTATTCCTATTAATTTTAGAAAACATGAATATTATATTGACCCTTATTTAGCTGGAAGTATTTTACCTTTCGTAGAATTAAAAAATGATAAATTAATTATTACTGAACAATCTGCCAGTACGCATCGTCATAGTCAAATATTATTAATGGATGCTATTGATGTTTATGCAAAATATGGTATTAGTTTAAAAGTTAGAACTATGGGTACGCGGGGTATACTAGATTCAACTGGTGTTCTAACTGCAACGGATGATTATTCTCAAAAGATATTAGATGCTGTTAAGGATTTTATTGTTAATAATAAAACTATACCATTACAGTATATCCATTGTGCCCAAGAAGATAGATTAAGATTTCTGCAAGGTATGTGTGATGTTGGTGGGATGATTTCTGTTAATGGTCAAATTAATGTGTTGGTGTACCATGCGCAATTAAGAAAACAGGTTATGGAAATGATATTATTGCAGGGTGGTACATTAGACCCTTTAAATAATAGACCACATTATAATAAACAATACGGGATTACTGTTTATTTTTCACACAGTAAACCAGATGAATTTTTTACTATCGTTGAGAAAAAGCAGCATTTTTATTTGTACCGTGCAGAAAATTTAGAATTAGTAACTAAAATTTCTAAAAATAGAAAAATTGTTTCTATTGATTATCATGGTCAAGAAGAAACTAAATGTATATTATTAGAAGATTCTGACCATTTATATATTACTGATGATTGTATCATTACCCATAATACAATCCTTAATGCAGTATTAGTAGATTCTTATGCTAAGAAAGGATGTAAAACATTAACGATTGTTCCGGCAAAAACGTTAATTAAACAAACGGTAGAACAATTTGAAGTATTAGGATTAGATGTAACCCATTATAATTCTGGTAATCCTTCTTTAGACCATGACCATATTGTAACAACATGGCAAACATTGCAGAATGTTCCGCATATTATGTCACAATTTCAGATGGTGGTGGTTGATGAATGTTTAGATGGTGATACACTGATTGCAATGGGTGATTTTAGTTATAAAAAGATTAAAGATGTTATTGTTGGTGATAAAGTATTATCATATAATGATGACAGAAATTATGAAATTGATGAAGTGGTTAAACTACATCAGAATCTATTAAAATCAAATGATGTTAAAATGTATAGATTAGAATTTGATAATGGTGTAAAATTAGAAGTAACTGGAAACCATATGATAATGACTGATAACGGTTATATTCGTGCGGATGAATTAAATGATGAAAAAGTAATAGGATTATAAGTATGGAATCTTTTGAATATAGAGTACATGATGCAGTAGAAAATATATCTACACAATTGTTAAATGTGGTATATATGTTAGATATTCAAGATAAATGTGAGACATGTGAACATTTTAATAAATCTGCGGATGTTGATAGACAAGTGAATGATTGTCAGGGATATGGTGATTGTATAGCAACAACCTTACACCCAACGATTCAAGAAAAAATATGGAAATTGTTATAATGTTACAATAATGTAATAATATAAATATCACCGTCTTTTATTTTTTTGGGGGATTGTTATGTATCATTGTGAAAAGTATTATAGTGGTTTAGAAGATGGTTTTATTGTTAAAGATAATTTAAAGATTAAATCTCCGAAGTATTGTAACCCGATATTAATACCATACATATATGATGATAATGGTAAGAAACAATTAATAAATGATGGTGATTATATAATAATTAATGATGGTAAAAAAAGTATACAAAACAATATCATAATAAAGTTTAGCAAATATATGTAAATACTAGTTTATAACTTTATTTACACGAGGTAAACTTTATGGCTAAACCAGAAGATACAACAACTACTACTGTTGCACCTACTACCACTACAACTGTTGCGCCATCAGATGATGAGCATAATGAAGAATATCATGAAGACCATAACCACCATGATGATAATTTGGATGGTGATTATTTAGAAAATGATGATATTGTGGAAAGGGAAGAATATGTTGAAAAGACAAAGCGTGTAGAGGTTCGCGCACATTGTAATAATATGTTATATTCATTGGATGTATCTACTATGCCAATGATACAAGCATATCAAAGTGATGCATATGATAAACCACATGTTTTGATTATTGAATTCTATAATGGTAAACAATTGAAATTCTATACCAATATTAGAAATCATCCACACCGTGAGATTAAACATATATTTTTGAAGAATGAGAATTTCCAAAAACTTGTAAAAGATTTGGAATTGAATTATACTGTCGATATTTGATAGTGTCACAGATTGGGAAGGCTTCACCTTCCCAATCTTTTTATAGGATTGTTTATGACTAACGAATATATAGATGTTGAAATTATTTTATTAGAAGATGCTCATGAAGGTTTGGATGAGGGTTATTTAGAATTGTTAACGGAATTTGATATTATCACGAAATGTGAATATGAATTAGCAGATATAACAATTTATGAAGATTTCTCGGTATGTTACCCACCCGAAAAGTATGATGATATTCTTAATATATTAAAAACGCTTCCTGATGATGTATATAGTTTTAAAATATTTGATGATGACGATAATGTTATTAAGCATTATGGAGAATTAGAAGTAGAAAGAGATGATGTCTTTGTATTCAACCAACAATATAATTAGAAATGAAATTAATTAATAGAACTGAAATAACGAAACCTGATATTGTATATAATTTAGAAGTTAAAAAGAATCATAATTATCTTGCTAATAATATAGTTGTATCCAATTGTCATGGGACTAAAGCTGCACAATTGCAATCATTATTAATTGACCATGGTGCGCATATTGCACATAGATATGGGTTAACCGGAACCTTACCTAAAGACCCATGCAGTAAAATGTTGGTACATGTTGCATTAGGTGATGTTAAGTGTGAATATCATGCTAAGGATTTGATTGCTAAAGGATGGTTAGCAACATTAGATATTTCTGTACTGCAATTAGATGATGTTAAATATTTAGAGGATAATGGGATTCCTCGTGCAAATTTAATGATGTATGAAGAAGAAGAGCATTTTACTAAGAACAATACTACTAGAATGGAATGGATAGCTAACACCATTATGGAGAATAAAAAATCTTCTAAATTAGGAAATACTTTAGTACTGGTTAATACCATTAAATATGGTAAAGAATTACATAAATTGATACCTAATTCTCATGTTCTGAATGGTTCTAATAATGATAAATCCAGAAAACAAGTTTATGATTTATTTGAAACTAATGATGATGTAGTAGCTATATGTACTAAACAGATTGCTGGGGTAGGATTATCTATTGACAGAATATTTAACTTAGTATATATTGATGCTGGTAAATCCTTTATTACAACTATTCAACAAATTGGTAGAGGATTAAGAAAAGGTAGAGATAAAGATTCTGTCAACATTTTAGATATTTGTAGCAATCTCCCTTCAGCATCAAAACGTTTAAGAGAACGTATTAAGCATTATAAAGATGCTAGTTACCCGTATAAAAAATATTTAATTGAGTATACTAATACCAATTAATAAATATAAATATTAAAACATATTTTTTAACACACAGGACATTTGTAATATGAAATTACCATTCCGTCAAGGTATTGTTAAATATACTTTAAATAATGATAAAATACCTACTTTTCTTTATACTGATAGAAGAGATAAGTATGTTTCATTAATTGCAAATATTAATCATGTGTTAATAGCGTTTGCACATAATGATACGGATTATTTATTTGAAGAAACTCTAACAACTAATAATGCCTGGGGTCCATTTGATAGAGATGTCAAATATTGGATGTATTGGGATTTAGATGTTAGAACAGGTAAACGAACATTTGGTAGTACCACGTTAGAACCTATTGTTTCAGATACTATTCCAGAATCCCCAGAGCATAATCAACATTGGTTTAATTTATCTGATAATGTTATTATCACCTATGATAATGATTTGCACCGTAATAATTATCGTAAATTAAGTAAAAATTCAGTGTATATATGGGACAGTGAAAATAATCATTGGTCTCAAAAAATTAGATTATTTGCTGGTACATATAAAAATAGTGATATTGTGGCAAGTTCATTATCATCACAAGTTGGATTATTTGTACCATGTAGTGCTGGATTTATACAATACGATGATACTGATACACCTACCCAACAAGCAAGAGTTGATGGTACTTATAAATTCTTAACATCAGAATCCCATTTTGTTGAATCTAAATCTTTAACAACTACTGTAAGTTTAGAACCAATTTTCCATTATGGTACCGCATCCGAAAACATATCCAAATATAGTTTAGTGTCGGTAGATGGACAAAATTCATTTAAACGAGCATCTTCTGCAGATGCATCATTATCACCAGCAATAGGTATTATCGAAAATGATATTACTATGGGGGATAAATGTGTGATTGTTACTAATACATATATTATTAATGATTCGTGGAATTTTACGGATGAACCATCCACACCATTATATTTAACCACCAATGGTTTTTCTACAACACCACCATTAGCTGGTTTTATTCAACAAATTGGTTTTGTAGTATCTACCAATACTGTATATATTGATACAACTTATCAAATAATTTATCATGATGTAATACAGACTACAAAAGCAATGCCAGTTAACGTGGATATTACAACTGGTAAATTATATACATCATTTATTGAGACTTCCGGTTCTGAAAGTTCTATATCATATAATTTATATTCAACGGTGTATAAGCAACCCATTCCTAATACATTATGGACTATTTCACATACGTCTAATTTGCCTAATTTTTTAGTGCAAACCTATGATGACCGTGGAAATTATATAGTGCCGGATAATATTAAACGTAAAAGTGGTAATATAATAGAAGTGGTGTTTTCTAAAAGAATCACCGGTACTGCATTAGTATTTTTATTTTAACTACTGACAACATTGGACAAATTTCATGAAATTAACATTTAAACAAGGTATCGTAAAAAGTCAAGTAGATTCTAATAATGTACCTACTTTTTTACATAAAAATCCAAACAATGATTACATATCATTATATGTAAATGCATCTTCCACTTTAGTAGCATTTTCACATGGTGAAGTAGATTACTTATATGAAGAAGCAAATATCATTGAAAGAGCATGGGGACCATTCCCTCCACCAATAACACATACTTATTATCTATATTGGGATATTAGCGTTGAATCAGGTGTTAGAACATTTGGTCACACTATTTTGCCTCCTATTGTAGCATCTACAGCACCTAATTTATTGAATAATGACCAACATTGGTTCAATTTATCTGATAAAAAAATGTATGTTTATCAAGATTTTGGTTGGGTTGAAAAAATACGAGTGTTTGCTGGTTTATATTCTAATAACGTATTGGTACCATATAGCATTATTGATGATAATTCAATAACACAGTATTTTACTTCACACGTTGGAGTATATGGAAATTCCTATCCTGGATTTATTTTATTTGATGATAATGACCAGCCTATTAAACGTACTAAAAATAATACGTTTTTAACAACTGAATCACAATTCTATACTACCAAATCTAATATTGGTACAGTAAGTTTTGATACGGTATTATTCTATGCAACTGCTACTGAAAATATTCCAGCATATAGAATTGTTTCATATTATAAAGATAATACCATTGCAACAGCATCATTTAATGACCCTGATTTGAAACCTGCTATTGGTTTAATTCGTAATGAAGTATATAAAGATGAAGTTTCCAGTATTGTGACTAACGGTTATATTACTAATATTGATTGGCATTTTAATGTCCCTCCATCTACATCAGTATATCTTGGTATGTATGGTACCCTTCAAATGGAACCACCACGTTCAGGATTTATTCAAAAAATCGGGACAGTGGTATCTCATGATACTATTTTGATTAATATTGAACCTCAAATTATCTATAATACGGAAGACCATACAACAGCATCTATTCCTATTAATGTTGATATTCTTTCTGGGAAATTATATACTGCGCAAAGTGCCGACTCTTTGATAGATAATCCGGTACCTGACCCTGGTACACCGACACCAGAACCATCGTCAAGTTCTTTGATAGGGTTTACCTATATTCAAAATATTGATAAACGTACTTGGACTATGACACATGGTAAAAATACTGAAAATGTATTCTTACAAGTATATAATAAAAATGGTGATTTTATTATTCCTAATTCTATTCACACTACATTAAATTCAATTATTGCGACCTTTAATGAACCGTGTCAAGGGTATGCACAAGCGGTACTATTCTTATCAAATAATTACATTAATTTGCCAAACAATAATGTACCTATTACTGAATTTTCACAAACTATTCCTAGTAATATGTGGGTTGTTGAACATTATCTAGGATATAATCCTATTACACGTATATATGTTGATAATATCTTAATTCAACCTGAATCTATTATTCATGATAGTCTAACTAAAGTAACCATTATCTTTGATAGACCATCAATAGGATTAGTAAGGTTGATATAATTTTATAAAAATCCCGCCGTGCGGCGGGATTTTTTTGTCCTTTAAAAAATTTAATAAATAGTGGTATAAGTTTTTTTTAATTTTGTTAATAGGATAGGAAAAGATATATGAAACTTAATGGTCATTTAGAGTTAAACGCATTAGGGTTATCAGTAATCAAAAATGCTATTTTGGATAGACAATCAACAGCTCCTGCATTTGATGCATCAGAAGCGGGTCGTGTGATTTTCAACACAACACTTGGTAAATATCAATATAACAACGGTACATCATGGCAAACACTTGCTACTGCTGCAGAAATTAGTTCTGCTGGTGGTGAGTTAGACAACGTTGAAACCGCATTGGGTTCAATGATTGATGCTGCTACTGGTAACTTTGTTGCTGGTGCATTCAGTACATTTAATAAAGTTAGCAATCCTACATCTGTACTTAACGTATTGAGTCAATTGGATGCAAGCATCCAAGGTCATGACCAATTCGCAGAATTGGAAGATGTTACTTTCACTGGTTTGGTTGCAACACAATTCCCACAATTCAATGGTACAGATTGGGTAAACCATACATTAGTATTAGCTGATGCTTCTGATGTTACTACTACTGCTGCTGAATTGAATGAAATTCACGGTGCTAATTTAGTAGCTGCTGATTTTGTTAAATTGCAAGCTATTACTGCATCTGCTTCAGAATTAAATCAATTAACAGCATCTGCTGTTACTAATGCCGATTTGGTTAAATTGCATGCTGTTACTTCAACTGCAACTGAATTGAATTTATTGACTGGTACTACAGTAACTACTTTAGATTTGAACAAATTGCATGATGTTACTGCAACTGCAACGGAAATCAATTATGTTGTTGGGGTTACTTCTAGCATCCAAACACAATTGGATAACAAACAACCTTTAGATGCAGATTTAACAACAATTGCTGGTTTTGAACCTGCTGTAGATTCATCTGAAACTTTAACTATCAATGCGACTAATATCACACATGCTGGACAAAATGATATTATGGTAGCTACTGGTGGTGCAGAAGGCGCACGTTGGACATTGAAACGTGGTGCTGCTGCACGTACTTCATTAGGTTTAGGTAACATTGCGGTTATGGATGAAGCATCATTCATTCGTGGTGATGTTGCGGTATCTAATGTTGCTCGTGATGTTTCATGGAATGCATACAAAATCGTAAACTTAGCTGCTGGTACTGATGCTACTGATGCAATTAATCTTGGTCAATTGCAAGCTGCACAAGGTGGTATGACATGGAAACAAGAAGCTGATTTTGCAACTACTGCAAACATTACGCTTTCTGGTGAACAAGCTGTTGACGGTGCTACTACTGCTACTGCTGGTATGATTGTATTGGTTAAAGACCAAACAGTTGCTTCTGAAAATGGTTTATATGTTGTTGCTGCTGGTGCATGGACAAGAACTACTGACATGGACACTGGTTCTGAAGCAAACAAAGCTACTGTATTTGTTAAAGCTGGTGACGCATGGGGTGTTACACAATGGACTGTGAATAGCACAGTTGCTACTATTGGTGCTGATGCTATCAACTTTGTACAAACTAATGCACTTTCTGGTGTTACTGCTGGTATTGGTCTATCAAAAGATGGCAACACCATGAACGTAAACCTTGGTGCTGGTATCGTAGCATTACCTACTGATGAAGTTGGTATTGATTTATACGATTCATTAACATCTGCATTGATTTTATCTACTGATGGTTCAGCACGTTCTGATGTATCTGGTGCTAAACTACACTTGTTATTGGATTTAGCTGGTAACGGTAAATTAATCCAATCTGCTGCTGGTTTGAAAGTTGATACTAACACTATTACTGAAGCAGAATTGACTGCATCTGTTGCTGGTGACGGTTTGACTGGTGGTAACGGTACAGCTCTTGCTGTTGTTTCTGCTGCTGGTACAGCGGCTACTGGTGGTGATGATGTTGCAAACTGGGCTGGCGTTGGGGCTATCACTGTAACTGCTGATTCTGTTGGTGTTACTTTAGGTTCAACATCTACTTCTGCTGCACCTGGTAACCACGTACATAAAGCTGACGTTATCACATTCGACAACACTGCTACTTCATTAGCTGGTTCACCTGCTAACGTACAAGCAGCTATCGTTGCTATCGATACAACATTGGATGACGTATTCGCTGATTTAGCTGCTGTTAAAACTGCGGCTGGTTTAGATGCAACTACTGGTGAATTTGTACAACATACTACAGCTACATTAGCATCTGTTAATGCAGCAACATCTATGTTTGCAGTTGACGAAGCATTATCTACTGCTATCACAAGCAACAACACAGCTATTGCTAACCGTGTAACTAATTCATATTACAGATATGAAGCATCTGCAGCAGGTTTGACACATACTGTAACGCATACAACTGGTCAAAAATTCAACAACGTTACTGTTATTGATATTACTGATTCGGCATCTGCAACATTTGAAAGCGTTGTTATTCCTGAAAGCATCAAATTCAATTCATCATCTGAATTGGTTGTAACTTTCAACGAAGCAGTGAAATGTATCATTGTTGTTATGGGTATTGCGTAATAATCTGCTAACCTAAATCATGAATCGTTGCATATGGCCCAATACCATATGCAACAACTTCCAAAAGGATATAAAATATGAAATTTGTTGGAAATATTGATATGAGTAACAACTCCATTTCTAATGTAGTTGTTAGTGATGAAGGTTACTTACCTTCTGACGCAAAAGTAGGACGATTAGCATTTAACAATAAAAGATTATACGTATGTATTGACATCATCAATTTGATTCCAATTTGGATTCCATTGACTAGTGAGGTGAATACTGCGCAATTGATTGTTACTGTACCATCGAATTCATGGGTATTCACACATAACTTGAACTCGGCTAATCCCGTAATCCAAATCTATGATGAAAATCATCAAATGATTCAACCTGATAACGTTTCTATTACTAATAACAATACTGTAACTATCACATTTGCAAAAGCAATTGCTGGTACTGCAGTAGGTATATTCGGTGATATGAATGGTACGCCAAAAATGGCTACTGCGTATGAAACTACCATTCCTGTTGGTACTCCAGTTATGGAAACCGTTGTACAACATAACATGGGTTATAATCCTACGGTTACTGTAGTACAAGATGGTGTGATAATTTATCCAAAATCAATTGTACACCAATCAATATACTCTACATATATTGAATTTACTAACCCAACTTCAGGCATTCTGAGATTTACATAAGGAGTTACCAATGGCGATTACACCAAAAAGAGATACCTATACTCACACGCAAACTGTAGCGGCGACAGAATGGGACATCATGCATGGCGTTGGTACAACTGCACCAGTAGTATCAGTATGGTTTGATGACGGCAGTAACGCGGTTGCTGTTATCCCACAAGAAATTGAAATTGTTGATGTTAATAACATTAAAATTAAATTTTCTTCTGCAAAATCTGGTTCAGCAGTTATTGGGTAAGGAGCAAGACAATGGCATTTACCTATACAAAAGATACTCCTGCAACAGTATGGAATGTTACCCATGATTTAGATACACTGAACCCAGTAGTCGATGTATGGGTAGATGACAATGGCAATACAACTGCTGTATTACCAAAACAAATTCGTGTTATTGATGCGAATAAATTGGAAATTACATTTACCGTCGCAATTAATGGTGTGGCGGTTATTAATTAAAGGAGTTTTACACGATGACGATTCAAACGTATACGCATGAACAAAATACTGCCAGCGCAGAATGGACTATTGTACATAATATGGGTTCAAAATATGTTAACATTGACGTTGTGGTAAATTATAATGGTCAACTTGAAACCATTTTACCACAAAATATTGTTAGTATTAATGACCACCAAACTAATGTGTTCTTCAGTTCAGCATTTTCTGGTATTGCTAGAGTAGGAAAATAATGCATAAATCTATCCCTGTTACTGTTGAAGGAAGATGTATAATATCTGATGATTTGGGTAATATTATTTTGGATAAAACCAATGCCATTCACCCAACGAATCTATCTCGTATTTTTTCAAGAGCATTAGCTAATGAAAAAAACAGTTATATACATAGAATAGCAATCGGTAATGGGGGTACTTTTGTTGACCCTGCTAATAATATTAAATATAAAAACCCGAATATTAGTA